TCTGCCGATTCCGCAGGGGTTGTAACAGAAACTCCTGTAACATCAACAACTGGTTTCCCACATCATATTGGTCGAGTTATCAAAGTACACGGATCAGGTGGTGTTATCCTTGTTGATCCGATGAGTGAACACTTTGACGATCTACGAGTAGAGAACAAACTAACCACCAACCAGTTGATGGCAGATTCGGCATCACTTCTGAATGTTCAGTTTGATACGACTACATTCCCAAGTACACCTCAACCATATAATGAAGGTTTGATGTATTATGATAATGTTCATAAGACACTAAACTATAATGATGACATCACTGGCATGGTTCACGAGGTTGGTACTCAGGAGCATCAACGAGTATTCAACAATACTGGTTCAACGATACTAAAAGGTTCGGCACTATACTTCTCTGGTAACTATACATCTGGAACAATCGATGTGCCAACTATTGGTCTTGCAGATGCGACAGATGCAAACGCATACAACGCACAGGGTATTGCCGCCTTAGACATCCCAAATAATTCATATGGTCACTGTCTTGTTGCAGGACAATTGACCGAAGTAAATACTGCACATCTTAGTGCGAACACAAACTTCTTTGTGTCAACCACTCAGGCAGGATCACACCAGAATGCTTCTCCGACATATCCAAACTTCCCAATGTGTTTGGGTTGGGTTGTTAAATCTGGAGATTCTGATAATGGTATCTTACTTGTAAACCAACAGAACCACTCGGTAAATTCATTCCGTGTAAGAACTTCTGCACATATTGGTACAGACTTACAGGTGGATGGTAACCTAACTATTCTAGGTAGTCAGACCACAGTAGGTCAATCTAATGTAACCCAAGGTGCTCCGATCTATCGTCTGAATGAAGGTGATGCGATTGGTGAAGCAGGAACAACATTCTCTGGTACTGGTGTTGACGATGCATTTTTCGCAGGACACTTTACAGGTACTACTGCACAAACTTACTATGTCCAGATTGATGGTGTAGGAACTGGTGCAGGAGGCAAGGATACCTTTGCGGTTGCACTAGGAACCGACAGTGCGTTTGCCTCACCTATTTTGACAAAACAAGTTATCACAACGAATGATCAACTTATTCACTCTACCGATAATATCTCGGTAAACTTTGGTGCCGCTACTGGTCACGATTCTGGTGATACATGGACTGGTGTAGCATCACCTATTAATGTTGATACTGGATTCTTCACCAACCGTAACACTGGTACAAGTGGTGTCGGATATACTCACATGGGTATATTCTTTGATGTCACAGATGAGAAGTGGAAACTGGTTGATGAGTACGACTCGACTCCGACAGGATCAATTAACACTGCGGATGCATCATTCGGTCTTGCGACTCTGGTTGCAGGAACCTTTGAAGGTAATCTGATTGGTGGGGTAACAGGTAATGCCTCGACTGCATCTGCCCTTGCATCTGGACAGAACTTCTCTATATCTGGTGATGTGACTGCATCCAATGTATCCTTTGATGGTACTGGTGCAGTAACACTCAGTGCAGCGATTACGGCAGATACAATTATCAATGCCGACATCAAGTCCGATGCCGCTATCGCAGATACCAAACTTGCAACGATTGCCACTTCTGGTAAGGTAAGCAACTCTGCGACTACTGCTACTGCCTCAAACACTGGTTCGGCAATTATTGCTCGTGACGCAAGTGGTAACTTTGCAGGGGGTACATTCACTGGTGAAGTCAATCGTGATGCACAAACTACAGTAACCGCAGGGACATATGGTTCTGCCACTGCAATACCAGTACTGACAATTGACTCAAATGGTTTCGTTGATAGTGCAGGAACAATCGGTGTGTCAGGTATCACTGGTGTAAACTTTGATAGTTCAAACGGATTACTTACTATCGCAACAAGTGGAGATGACTTCACTGATGTGATTACTCTTGATCCATTTACTACTGCGAACTTGAGTGAGAACACCAACCTCTACTATACAGATGCAAGAGCAAGAGCATCTATCAGTGGTAACAAGGGACTTGCATATAATAGTAGCACTGGTGTAATGGACTTAGATTCTGCCAATGTCCGAGGAATGTTTAGTGCAAGTGGTCAACTGGCATATAACTCAGGAACAGGTGCATTTACATTCACGAATAGATCAAATGCTGATACATTGACTGCCATTAAAGCAGTAGATGGTGCTTCAAGTGGATTGGATGCCGATTTACTTGATGGTCAGGAAGGTTCACACTACAGAATTAATGTGTACAACAACTCAGGTACACTGTTAAACTAAGGATAAATAGATAGTATGCCATATACAAGATTAAATAGTAGAGACAACTTCATAGACTACTGCCTACGCAAACTTGGTCATCCAGTGATCGAAATAAATGTGGATGACGAGCAGATAGAAGATCGTGTGAATGATGCATTGCAGTTATTCACCGAGTATGCCGCTGAGGGTAGTTATAAAGTGTTCCTTCCTGTTACCGTAACACAGGATATGGTAACACGAAAGGCAATTGACTTTGATCTCGACACAACCGCACTTCCCGATGCTGATGACATTCTCAGTGTTATAAGAGTTCTGCCATTTGATACTTCATCTGGTAGTACCAGTTTCATGGATGTCAAATATCAAATGCGACTCAATGATTTGTGGGGTATGGGTACTGGTGTAGGTTCCTCTGTGGCATCCTATGAGATGATGCAACAATATATGAGTTTGATCGACATGAAACTCACTGGACATCCACAGATTCAATTCAAACGAGAGACAAACACCATACAGATACTTGGTGATTTCGAGAGTGGAGACCTCAAGGTTGGGGACAATTTGATGATCGAAATGTATGTTGCATCCAATGCGAACAACAATGGCAAATTATATGATAACTTGTTTTTAAAAGAATATGCGACTGCCTTGATCAAAGAACAGTGGGGTTCTAACCTTATCAAGTTTGAGGGCATGACCCTTCCCGGTGGTATACAATTAAATGGCAGACAGATTTACGAAGATGCCAAACAAGAGATAGAGACAATTAGACAACGAATATATAATGAGTATGACACTCCACCAGACTTCTTTGTAGGATAACATAATGGCAACGAACCCATACTTCAAGCAGGGTGTTCGTTCTGAACAGACAGTCTATGAGGACATTGTAATTGAATCCCTCAAGATGTACGGACAGGATGTATACTACCTTCCACGAGAAATCGTCAACAAAGACTCGGTCTTTCTTGATGATGTTCCGTCAACCTTTGGTTCTGCATATAAGGTAGAGATGTATATTGAGAACACCGAAGCATTTGACGGTGAGGGTGATCTGTTCACTAAATTTGGTATCGAACTACGAGATCAAGCAAACTTTGTTGTTTCCAGAAAAAGATGGAAGCAACTTGTTGGTTCTCGTCTCGCAGAAAACAACTTCCGACCAAGGGAAGGTGATCTAATTTATCTCACTCTATCTGATTCTATATTTGAGATTCGCAAGGTAGAGACCGAGACTCCGTTCTATCAGATGAGCAACTTGCCCACATTCAGAATGACTTGTGAGTTGTTCGAGTACAATGATGAGAACTTTGATACGGACATTGCAGAGATTGATGAAGTAGAGTTTGAAGGTGCGTTCCAGTATGCATTAACTCTGGACTCCGCAGGATTCTACAATAACCTCGCAGGAACAACTGGAGACAACTGGACTGTCGGTGAGGTTGTAACTCAGTCTGGTACTGGTTATAGTATGAAGGGTGAGGTCACTTCATTTAATCGTGATACCAAGATACTACAGATTGCCCATGCAGGGGCAACCGATGGTAAGTTCCATACCTTCACCACGACTGCACAGGTCACTGGTGCTGAGTCTGGTAGGGTTGCGACACCGACACTGGTAGCAGAATTGCAAGAGATTCAGCAGGATGCACAGAACAAAATATTCAATGACTTTGAAGCAGACTTCCTTGACTTCTCAGAGTCTAATCCGTTTGGGGACTTATAATGTTTGGAACATGGTTTTATCATAAACGAGTAAGGACTGCGGTATC